TAATTTACATTAAACACACCAATGTTTATATATTACGTTTTTCATAATAACCTAAAACCTAAATACCAACTTCAGTTTATTTCATTCTACTATATTTAGTATTACTCTAATTGTTTATGATAACTTACGTCTTCCATCGCATCTGCAAGCGCAAGTATAGTCTTAACATCATCCCAGTTTATTGATTCCTCTTTCCTGGGCTTGTTCTCGCGGTCTTTATCGTCTGATTGCCCCCATATCTCATGTTTTTGGATATATGCACTCGTCAGATTTTTTAATAATTTACTGCGTTCTTTCTTGAATTGCGAAGAATGAAACTCGAACAAAGACATTAAATCCGCATATTGTGCAGGAGTTAATTCAAAACCAATTTCGCCCTTATATTCTTTATAAGTCGAATTTGATTTGTCTATGACTTGAAAATGGCATTGATGAAGAATCTTTTTCAATTCTTTATCTGAACCTACTTTAATCCAACGCCATTCCGCTTTTGCATCGCATAAATCATCAATGGTTAAACCATATTTTTCGAGCATATTTTCAAGTGCTCTCCGGGCTGCTAATGCTTCACCTTTATACCCTTGCTCTGCCAATATTTTAAGCTTTTGCAATCGGTCTTTTATCTTATCAGGAATTATATCAGTTTCACTCATTACTATTCTGTTATTCGTTAAACTCTATTTTCTGCTGCAGCACTTCATCTGCGTAATATTGGTCAAACCCTTTGTCACTTATCCACCAATTAAAACCAAATTCGGCATCGGTAAAGTTGTGGTTGATATATCCGGCATCAATCAGCTTTTGTATGGTCTGAATCCATTTACGTTTCACATGAGGAAAACGCTGGCAGTCTTTTCGTTTATCCTTGTAGTTTGACATCGGACAAAGAATACAACCTATTCGCTTATATCCTTCATCGTACAAAGAACAATGCTCTATCTTATTCCCATTCAGAAAATCCCACACGTCTCTGTCAGTCCAATGGATAATCGGAGAAACAAGAATCTTGTCTTTGCCTCCGACGCAAGTAACCATCTGTTCTTTGTGTTCTGAAAATTGGTCAAAGTTCCCGCTGAATTTATGGTTGCTTACCTCAATCTCTTCCCGCTTAGAACGCCTTACGCTTTCTGCCTTACGAATGCCGATTAGAGTTACTTTTCCTGCGCCAGACATCTCTTTGTATTTTGCACAGCACCAGCGTAACCGTCGTGTCGGAAGAAGGTGTTTTTTTAATGCCATATCATAGATAGACATCTTTGGTTTAATCAGTTCCACATCCGGATAGTTCCGTTTCACGAAACGAATCACATCCGGTGGGTCAACACTTGTAAGGTTCATGTGAGCCTTAAATTTCACACCTGCCATCTTTGCAAGATGGTACAGGACTTGACTATCTTTTCCACCGGAGAATGCAAGATAAAAGCCGTTCTCTGGATCGTAGTCTAAAGCCATCGCCTCACACTTCTGAAGTAAGGCGATGGAGTAATCTATTTTAGATTGCAGATTCATTTAGTTCTTCTATTTTTCTATTACATTCCACTCACTTTCCATAATCACGTATCCACACTTGTTACAGCTATGCAGGAATGTAGGAAATGGAGCCGTAGTGTAGTCCTCAATAGCTATCTCTATGCTGCCACATTCCGGACATTCAATCTTAACCTCATTGATACCTATATACTCCCAGAAAGAAAGCTTCCCTTTCATGTTCTCGATGGGATTAGCAACAGGATGGGATTAGCCAGTACCCAGTTATAAATAGGATTTTCATAATATCCTTTATTATTAGTATCGGTTTTCTCTGCCCAGATAGAAGGATGATTAATAGAACAACCTATTATCTCTACGCTGCCGATGATAGAACCAAAAGGCATATTTCCAAACATAGTTTCTATGGCTATCGTTGCAAATGCTGCTTTCGCCTGTGCATCCGTTAAATTAATGCTAAACTTTCTACCATGAGAACCGGCAGCATGAATAAAAACTCGTTGCCCGATATACTTCCTTGGACACGGCCAAGTGCGGTTTTCAATGTCTTTAATGCCGTGGACTATGAGAGATGCCCACGGCTGTTTGATTGTTATTGCTTTCATGATTTCTTTTTTGTTTTTATTAAAAGTACTCACCACACTTAAACCCTTTGCGTGGCATAAAATCTCTGAACTCACAACTTCTGAAAACTTGCTTTTTGTCAGCCCATCCTGCCAAGTCATTCTGCCATTGAGGGACTATTTGGCGAGGGGTGTTAAAGTCTCTGTAAGGCTGGGCGTGAGGAAGAAAGCGACTACCCTTATTTCGCCAATGATTTATACGCTCAAATGATTCTTTGAAATCATTCAAGAGGATGCAGTAGAAGAAGTATTCTCCTTTGTATCCATATTTATCAATCAAGGCTGTTGCACGTTCGCATTCTGCTATCTGTCCAGGAGTGTCACAACCAAAGCGAATACGTTTTATCCATTTGACCTTTGCAAGAAGTCGGGCCACTTCGTCTGTTACAAGACGGGCATCCAAACCTTGGTTAAAGTCCACTCGAAGTTTTAATCTGATAATCTTTTCTATCTGTTGTAATCCATATTCGGAAGCAAGCACATTGTTGTCCATCAGGATTATATTTTTCCGATTATTAACTGCTATTTCTTCGATATCCATATAAGGAGCGATCTTGCCTTCTTTAGCAGGTACAATACACCATTTACATTTGTTTGGACAACCACGGGTGAGAAAGCCGTAGGCTGTTTTATCATCAATATTATAGAGTGAATAATCGGGAACCATGCAGTCTATCTTGCCCGGGAGAACTTTTGAAATATCATAGCCGGTACCTCCTTTTTCAATATAATCAGCGTTGGTAATCCACTGTTGATAATCTTGCGTGAAGCTAAACACCTTAGCCATATAGACTTTGTCATAATGATTGAATGGATTATACCACTCAACCAGATCTTCTTGTAGCTTATGATAGTTGCTAATCTTCATCAGTGCAAGATTAGGATAATTACTATCTACTGCCAGTATCCCGATGTTCATTTTAATTTGAGATTTTGTTTGTTGATAACTTCTTGACACTCTCTCAGCTTTTTAAGCAAGAATTTACCCGGTTGATTGATACGACCTTTTTTGATTTCAGCAATTAATTTTTTACACTCTTCGAATAATCTGGGGTCTTTGATATACAAGCGTATTGAATCCGCATCAGATTGTGTGAGGTTTACTAGTAAGAAAACATAAATAAAATAATTTTCGTGGGACATAACTTTGATTTTCCCAGTTCGTTCCATTTCTTGTAACTTCTGTAGGATTTCATAGAAGTTACACATGGAAGGATTTTCTAACCATTGTTTGACGAGACTCAAACCAATAGATGATTCTTTCCCGTTTTCGGTTAGGCGCATAGCTTCCCATACATCATTCTCATTCACGCCAGGCTTTCCTCGTAATGCTGACTTTATATCAAAGTATTTTTCTGAAGAAGGAGACGAAGTTGTTCTTCCTCCTCTAGTCGACGAAGCGCCCCCGTGAGGGGGAGTTTGAGGAGGAGTTTCTTTTAGTATACTTTCTTTTAGTTTACTTTGTGGTGAAATGTCTGCATTTGTCTTATCAATGTTTACATTTTCCTCTAAAATGTGCACATTAGGGAATTTCGATACATCGATAAGCAAAAAATCACGTCGGGCTTCAACGCATTGGCGACGCTTGACTGCTTCAAAATAACGGCTTTGTATACCACGAGAAGTTAATATCTGGAACCTTTCAAAAACCCCTTTATCAAAAAAGGAACGTTTGACCAACCCCTTTACAACTTCTTTCACCAAGTCCGAAGCAATGCCGGCACCCACTTTCCGCGAGAAAAGCAAACACTCGTCATCACCCCATTGGTAGTAATAGCCTTCTTTATATATTTTGCAGAGCAAGCGAATAGCAATGTAGGCTCCCTTTATGCCAAATTCACCTTCTATAAGTGCTAACTTGTCATCATCGAAGAAATCAACGTTAAATGAGAAATAATCTATACCGTTTGAATTAGCCATCTGTGTAGGTTTTAAAATGCTCAATTATTGGCGGGCACTTGGTTAGTTCAAAGTGAATGCAGAATCTTTTGGAGTCTGCTACTAACCGTCGTCCAGACCGTTTACATTCTGAGATTATAGGGGTATTTCCCCATTGTATTAATCGCCTCTTGCGACAATCAATACAACGTATTGCCTTTTGTTTATCCATTGATTACATGTTATTCAAATATTCTTTTATTTCATGTATGAAGTCTTCAAGAGAACGGCAGATAACATATTTGTTTCCTACCGCTTCAACTTCCTTCTGCCAGAGTTTTTGAGAATCACGCTGAATGCCGTTAGGTGTTTTCATTTCGATACAAAGTGAAGCATACCCATTCCTGGGAATAAGCAGTATCAAATCAGCAACACCTGCAAGGGCACCTTCAGCTTTCAGCTTACCACCGGTCACCTTATCACGTCTGCCACCATTAGGAACAGCAAAAAGAAGACTTTGCAGCTTAGGGTAGGCCAAACGAAACCAGTCTATACAGGCGCATTGAATTTGATGCTCAAGATCAGCTGGCTTCTTACGAGAGGGCCGGTTACATTCCTGCTCTAAAAACTCATCATAGGTCATGGTTATTTCTCTTTAGCCTTACCTGAACCTTTAGCACTCGGCTTTTTCTTTCCTTTGGGAATTTCTTCCGAATTATCAGGGATAACACGGGTATTACGCCCTGTTTTATCAATGATAACAGCCTTGCCGGCTACTGTGATTGAAGTCCTGCAGTTATCAGGCAAAGAGGTGATGAAATGACTTACAACAGGAGAATTTGCAGCTTCTGCTATACTGTCGATGTGATCTGCACGCTCTGAATACGGGTAAACATCCATAAGAGGTGTCTCAGATACTGACGAGATTATATAATCTGCCATCGTACCTTTCATACCTTCATCCAGCTTCTTAACAGCGTCACGTAGATCGGCAGCTTGTACTAACACCATAGTAGATGTTCTCTTTTCGGCACCACTTTTTTCATCCAGAGTAATGTAAACTAGTTTGCACTTGAACCAGCGGTCGGCAGCTTCTTCTTCACTGGGAAACAGTTCGCTATAGTTAGCGCGTTTGATATCCGATACAGTGAATTCTCCTGATATGAACGGTGTCATTTCTTCAATAATACGGGCCTCGGCCTCGGTGAAACTAAGTGCATCAACAAGATAAGGTTCTGTGACCTTCTTGTTCATACCATTTTCCATTATTTTCTCGTAACGGATTTTACATTCAAACCATGTGTGTATCATTATTTGTTTCTCTTTTTATCCTCCATGGCACGCTTCATTTCGCTTTGCGCTATACGGAAAGGGCGAAGGGTGAACTGTGTCATTTCGGGGTTATCAATATTCTTTTCAATAAAGTACGCAAGGGCTTCCACGATAGCCCGTTGAGAGGATGCTTTAAGCGATATCTTTTTCACAGGACTGCATGAATGCCGTGGCCAGTTCGTTGAAATAAAGCTGGTCTGTGGGTATGTCATCGTCGGCAGCCATTATTTTATTGGCTATGGCTTTCTTGTCGTGGATGATGCCATAGAGACGGTGGTCGATTGTACCTCGCCCTAACAGGTAGTAGCAGGTTACATTATCCTTTTGTCCGATACGGTGCGCACGGTCTTCGCATTGCGTACAGTCCGCATATGTCCAAGGGAATTCTATGAATGCTACATTACTGGATGCTGTGAGGGTAAGTCCCACACCGGCGGCTTTGATGGAACAGATGATAAGCTGCACATCTTCACGTTGCTGGAAAGCGTCAACGGCAGCTTGTTTCATGATGGAACTGTCGCGCCCTGTAACACTTACAGCACGAGGGAAGGATTTCTTAAGTGCGTCGACAATATCATGTAACGAACAGAAAAGAATCAGTTTCTTTCCACTCTCAAGGAACACCTGTACAAAGTCTATTGCTTGTGCAACTTTTCCCTTTGCGGAAATGGAACGTAGGGTCATAAACTTAACTAGGGCTTCCATGCGCATCTTGCGTCGGATTTCTCCTTCAGGACACTGCTTATACTCACGCAGATATTTGGCAAGGTCTTCGGCTGCAGTATCGTACTCTTCGCGATTAGATATATCTACATAGAGGTCCACTCGTGTCTTATCGGGTAGTTGAGTGAGCACCTTGGATTTCTCCCGTCGAATGAGGCAACGACTAAATAGTTCCTGGCTTAATTGTTCAAGATTAGAAGCGGCTTTTTCTCCTTGTGCATAATCAAGCAGAAACTGCCCCTTGCCACCAAATTCATTTAAGCGATCCATAATGGAGAGTTGGGCTACAAGGTCAGAAGGACGATTAACAACAGGAGTACCGGACAGAAGTATTATCCATTCTTTTCCGGTACATATTCCTTTAACGAATTTGGTTTGTTGGGTAGAAGCATCTTTTACACGATGGCTTTCATCAATGATTATGCTCCGAAACATAGATATTTGTGGGCAAAAAACAACATCTTTCAGACGAAAGGATTTACCACCTTTGATATCCCAGACAAAGTATTTGCGCAGGCTCTCATAATTGACAACAGCAACATGGAACATCTTCATTTGTAGAAGATACGGCCATGTGGTACGATTGGCATTATCAAGAACAATTGCTTTCTTATCAGTAAATTTCTCTACTTCCCGTTGCCAGTTAATTTTAAGAGAGGAAGGACAAATGACAAGTGCAGGGTAGGCGCTAGCGGCATTGATGATTCCTATAGACTGTAATGTCTTTCCTAATCCCGGTTCATCACCAATGAAAAGGCGTTTCCACTTCAACCCTTGAATTATTCCTTCCAGTTGATAGGGGTAGGGGGTGATTTTGAGTTGATGTTTGATTACTTCCATACCTATCTCAGTTTTTGGGGTTTGTAATTCCAGCCATTCAGTTCATACACCCTTTTGCGTGCAGCTTCACGGTCATTATAATTAGGTTCGTTGGCAACGGATTTTGAGGTTGTTACTTTCCCGTCTGAGTAATCGCATTGATATATGCGGAAATGACGCCCATGTAGGGCATAATGATATTCACCTACTTTCATGATATTGTTTTGATTATTTAAAACGTTCTATTTCATCAAGTAAATCTTGCCGGTCTGTACCACGGAGATAGAGTTTTAGGATGATATCTATACAACGGTGATAGAAACGTTCAAATTCTGTTTCATCCATTGCAGCGAAAGATATACTCTGAGGATTTATATACTCACGAAAACCATGACGAACAATTGAGTAGAGCCCAAGGTCCATCTTTAGGCAGGTACGCATATCTTCCTCGCTGTAGATGTTTAAGGCTTCATGTAGATGTTCTGGAAGATTGTCGTAAGTGAGACGTACCAATGCGAAAAACTTTTTATGGAACTCATAGTTACGTGGTTTCTTAATATCGCATAGAACAGTATCACCTATTTTTAGTCGTTTCTTTTCGTCATAGTCAGAATCATACATTGGTACAAGACCCAGGTCTGTAACACGGCAATATATTTTCATTGTTAACTTGCAAGATTGAGACACCAGTATTGGAATGCCAGTTCTTCATATTTCTCTCGTCCACGGATATATATGGCATCACCACGGTTAATATGTTTCTTGAATACGAGGCAGTTCTTTTTAGAAATTGCATAAATGAAATCGAGATTACTGTTGGCAATATCCATGTACCAGGCGCGGGAGCGATCCCAATCGAAGAAATCCACGGCTTCATCAAATTGTTTTTGTGAAGTAGCAAATGTGGTTTTAAGGTCGCCACCGAAATTGCATGCGGATAAAAACCAATCCCATTTACAACGCGTGTCAAGAGTAAATGGGAAACTCCCGTATTCAAACTGTTGTGCTCTATTGACCATGAACCGCTGTGTATCGGATAACTCCAGAACTTTGGCGAGAAATTCATCTTTTCGAGCTTCCATTTGCAGGGATTTGTGCATTTCACGTGCGAGCTCAAATTCATCGGCTGTATATTGTACATCATCTACAGTGTATCGATATATATTGACCCGGGATGGTTCTGTGATAATAGCATCTACAAGTGAGCCAAAACGGAATGCAGCTTCTTTATCGCCAAATTGTTGGCGTGGATGAAGCAGATTCTTTAATTCCGTGAGGTCACTATTGCTGACCTCACGGCGATTGTAATATTCATCTGGGTTATGATTCATACTTTACTTGGCTTTAACTTCATCCTCATAACTTATGTGTTTGGATTGAATATAGTGCGGATTACTCTTATCATTAGCTAGTTTTTCACAAAGGGTTATTTGTGATTTGAATTTCTTGCTTAATTCATCAACTGTGAGCTTACACCCTTCAGTAGTCCACCATAAATTTATCACATCAAGAAAACCAAGAGAATTTTTTATCACTATCTTCTTTTTGACTTGTGATTTAGGTTGATAGGAAGGAGTTGCTACAGCTGCTTGTGAGAATAGTTCTGTCATTTCGTTTTGCTGTTGTTGTACTTTAAGTCTATTTCTCTCTTCCTCTTCTTTGCGCAAGCGTTCTTCTTCACGTCTGCGAGCTTCTTCAGCTTCACGGAGTTTCATTTCTTCTTCACGTCTGCGAGCTTCCTCAGCAGAAGCCTGCGAGATGGCTTCCAACTCTTTTTTCTTGGAAGGTAGCATAAACAATATGTTGTCACGATTTTCGCCAATGTCAAAACGGTACTGTTCTCGGAACTTTGGAAGTAATCTAGTCATTACCTCTCTCCGTATTCCTAGAGAATCGTTTGTACTTAGTTCTGCCGGGATCATTGCACCAGAAGGAAGTAATGTGATTTTGTCTTCGGACAACGTGACAGGGAAGTTTCTTATAGCTTTTTCTTGTTGCGAGAAGTTCTCCAGTGTAATATTATTGTTTAGCGTTGTCAGTTCATTGAAACTTGCATTTAGCATACGATTGAAAGATTGCTGGTAGTCTTCTTCCACTGCAAGACGGTATCTATTCTTTGCAGCTTCGATTTGTTGGCGAAGTGCTTCTTCACGACGGCGAGCTTCAGCTTCGGCTCTCTTTTTTGCAGCGTAGTCATTACGCATTTTTTGCAGTTTTCCAGGAACAGATTCCGCCTTAGTAGGATCAACGTCATTTTCCATGCTGGTGAAGACTGTACGTATTTCATCGAATAACTTCGTAACCGGTGAGCGTTTATCATTCATCTTCTTAACAGTATTCCGTGCACGGTTGATAAATTCGGCTGCACGTTGATCGAGTTCATCATTCATTCCTCCTGCCGCTTGGATATCAGCCAGTAATTTCTTACCTGTTTCAATGCAACGGTCATGTGAGATTTGATTCTCATTGTAGGATTGTGGAGCATTCTTCACAATCATTTCTACATTTTCTTGTTTTACTAATTCGTTACTCATGACTATATAATATAAGGTGTAACATTAAAATGCGCCATCGTCTGTACTGTTGGATTCTTCCGGGTTAAAGCTAACACCGGTAGAAGTGTCTTTCTCAGGGCCGAATGATTGCGGCTCAGGATTGTGGTGTTCTGCCACTTTATCCAGTTCATAGAAAGAATCAATGTGTGGAACGGATTCTTCCTGCTCTGTTGCAAGTTCAGTACCTTTGCCTATTCTTACTTTAGGGTAGGTTTTAAAAGCATGCTTGATACATTTTGCCATAAGGAATCCTGGGTCTATTCCTCCTTGATTGGAAGTATATAAAGCATTGGGGGTTTCAATGTATTGGTGTCTATTGTCGTCCCATTTTTTATTTTGTTTGGCTGAATAACCGGCAAGGCGATTCCAGTCTTCTTCAAACATTACAGAATAATCAATCGAACCATCTGTACGAGTAATGCGGAGAAAGCAAGCGATGACGTGATTAGAGTTGTGTGGAAGATTACAAGTATAGTTGATAGACTTTTTCCCATTAGTGTCGGAAAACGAAAATTTATCTTCTTCATATACTAATACTGGATTGTCCGCATACCTGATTTGCCCACAACGAGATCGGAGAACGAGTTCACCATAGCCGGAGATGGTAAGTAAAAGACGACCTTCATAGATGTTCTTTCCATTAGCATCTTTCCCTATGTTAGAATTACGTCCTTGAAGATAACATAGTGCACGAACACCTGGCTCAACGGAAAGCCCGCAGACAGCTAAGTCAATAAAGGCAGTAAAGATGGAAAAGCGTGTTACAGCATCGCATACTTTCTTGTTGTCAGAAAGGAAACGGGTGAAATGAATGCTTTCTCGCTCATAGGCTGCTTCGCCTGTACCTTCACCCCAAAGAGTGTCGTAGATTTGAATAAAACGTTGTTTTACTGATGCTGATTGCACGATGTCGAGGGGATTCATTTGATTAATCTCTTCGACAGTAAGAAGAATGTTACTCATGATGTAAGTTTTTTGATTGTTTATAATTGAATTGTGAGTTTCATGAAAAGTAAAAAGGCAACACCAACCCGTGATGTCGCCCTAAACTAATCATGAATAAACACACTACAAGAAATGTCATAAGAATCTATGTTATATCTTTCTTGATTTTAGTTTATTATCTTCGTACAGTTGATAGATAACATTGTCTATTGAGCATGATCCAGTGATATTACGTTGTCTTATACCTATATCGTCTGACTCGCAACGACCGTCTTTGAATATGCAACCAGCGCATATATCACTTTCTACAGCTATTAACTTTACTGTCTTTCCCGTATCTTTGACGGGGTGTTCAAAAATATCTCCTGCTTTCATGTTTACTTAGATTTGAATAAAGGGCATATCCAAATAAAAATAAAGTGTCGAATTTTAAAATTATTGCTGAAATGGATACTCCCTTTGATTATTAATTACTACTTTTGTTTTTGTCGAATTTTTAAATTAACAACTATGTTTACAGATGATCAAAAAAGTAAAATGCAAAAGAAATTGGATGATATAAAATGTCCAATTTGTGGTAAGGACTACAAGCTTATTACAGATGTGCCTACGCATGTTATCAGTTTTCCAGAAACAAGTACGGGTTATGATTTTACAAAGGTTTCTTACATAACTTGTGTTTGCGTTGAATGTCTAAGTTGCGGGTATTTAATGCAGTTTAAAGTAGACACTCTGTTAAAATAGTCAATTCACCATCAAAGCTGCTCCCCATTTCGAGAGGGCAGCTTTTTTCTTAAATTTTTTTCATATTTATTTTATATTTCTTTCTTGTGCTTTCTTACAGCATTCAGATACCATGCAGAACTTACACCAAGACTGCAAGGTTTCACGTGTTTCTCCTTTACGTCGATACTTCAGGGGATAGAAGTAGTTCAGACGGAAGTATTTCCCGCAATGGGTGCAACGCTTATGTAGTACTCCGTCAATGTTCATATAGTTTTCCTTCCTTCTGCCAACAGGCAGACCGTCACTGTCGAGTATTATCATGATGCCAACTTTTGTTTGATTAAACCTATGTTCTTCCTCACAAGGCCGATGATACGTTCATGGTATTCAGTATTCTGATTACAGGCTCCACGGGATTGCACGATATCCAAAGTCTTTAAGTTGATTTCAATTGTTTCGATGCGCTTATCTCCGATACGGGCCGATAGAATAAGACAATCTGAGCGTTTCCAATAGCCATTGGCAAATACACAATGGTGCATGATATCTCCTTCTTGCTTGAATTCATCGAGAGATTTCAGAGGAACGATAATTAATTTGTTGTCGGATATTACCAGGTCTATAAACTTACCGATTCTCTCAAGGAATTTTTTTTCTGCTTCCTTCTGTTTTAGCATTTCCCGTTCCAGTCGTTCTTTCTCGGCTTTTTCTTGTTCCTTCCGACGCTTGGCAACGTAATAGTCATGAGCTTTGTGTAAGTTCTTGGGACAAACATAATAGGCATTGCGAAGATCTTTATTGTATCTTTCAAGTAATTGAAGGTAATCAGCATACATGCTTGCGTCTTTGACTATGTATTTGTTCCGGATGCAGATTTTTACCGTTGGCCAATATCTGTTGATAAAAGAGGCGTTACCATTTGTCACATACCCAAGTAAACTGTATTGCTTGGCTTTAAGCAGTGTCTCATTTTGGGGCTTATACTTTACGCCCTTTAGGAGCCAGTAAGGGTCAGCACCTTTGATTTGTCGGTTGACACCGTATTTCTTGTACTCATTCTTCCACTTTTGAATCGGATAGGTCATGTGTACATACACTTCATAATCAAAAGAGCTATATCCCATGCCCCGTGTCCGGATTTGCATCTCAGAGCTATGTGACCAACCGTCAAACATATATGCTGAATTCATCAAACGGCCTTTGGCTACTGTTGTAACTTCCTCATCATCAGACATCCATTTCTGCATTACTTCATCAATAAAGTAATGTGCTGGTCTCCCAGTACGATTAGAGCGAAGAACATAGATATATCGGAACACCTGATACTCCTCAAATTTATCTACGATGCAAAAGAACCGGTCTTCTTTATCGGTCCGTTTCTTAGAGGTTGTTATCAATAGGCGGGTACCGCAATGAGGGCATGTCTCCATTCTACCGTCTTTGATACCTGTATTATCGAAATACTGGCCGCACTCAGTACAATAGATAAACTTCTTTGTGCGGTAGCCGTTGTGACTGACTACCTTCTCTTTAGCCCATTTGTCGACTTCCAAACCGAACATGGGAAGGCGATTGTGAAGCTCCATTATTTTGAATTGGAGTTTTGTTCTTGGTTTCATGGCTTTAGAATAATGACATCTGTTGAACTTCGATTACTTCTTTCTTTGCCCGTATAGGCTTTTTCCTGAGCAAAGCATGTTGTTCTTCGGTCAGGCGTTTAATCGCTTCCTCACGTGCTTTTCTTTCATCTTCTACGGTTAGCTTCACTGGCTTTGGTGCAGATGATGATGTGGAAGTACGACAACCGGCAGGAAGCCTATTTATCTTGAGATTATCCTCGTCATAGTAGTGGACAGCTAACCCAAACACTTCTTCATCGGACATACATACGGCATTACCTCTTTTTTGGGCTTCTCCCATGATGTATGTGCAACACTCATCTATACTCTTATTCTTCTTTTTATAAGCAACAGCGAACAGCTCATCAGTCTTTGCACGCTCATCCAAATAAGACTGGATGGCTTCTTTCAATGGGTTTTGTTTACTCATGTTTATTGATTTGATAAGTACTTAGTTAATATGCGTTCGATCGCTTCGCCATTCTCTTCGTTGATCCATTCCTTGGCGACATTCCAAGCGATACTTTTTGAAGCTTTGAAATTATCTATTCGGGTAGAATGATGAGAGAGTCTGCCTTCGGTAGGTTTAAGGCCTTTGTCATGGAGTTGGCATAGTCCATCATTGAAGAATACACAGTATTCATTGCCGGCTTGTGCTTGTAGCATGGGAATGACGTTTTTGGTAACTCCCATAATGATACCCACAGCCCAATAGGTGATTTCTAACTTGTCACCGTATCCGGCATCAATGATTTTTTCAATGTCTTCAGGTGTTCCAAGACAAGGTGTGTGGCATTGTTCTTTACACAGTGAACATTTGCATTGGCACGGCTTACGTCCTGTCTTACGCATGATCCGCTGTAAGACAGTTTCTTTAATTAGTAAATTCATGATTGTTATATTTAGGAAAAGTTATAAGTTCATTAAGAAAGCCCGAACTTTTTCGGGCTCCCGATGTTCCTTACGGGACGGCTACGCTTAGTAGGATATACGGCTTCCTGATTATATATAGATGGCAATTATTCAGATAAAACCGGTTCCTATTCTCACGAACAAGACCGGTGCAATTTGGTAATTGTAATGATTAGGTTAACAAAGAGTTTTCTACCTTTCATACCAACTAACTCGTCCTCACGGATTATTGCTCCCCGCCAAGTTGCAACACTTACGAACCCGAATCATAGACGGGGCAGGGAGGGGGTATATATAAAAACTGGTTAGGGAATACTTTTTAAAAACCGCCTCGATATTCACATACCAAGAACGGGGTTATTAATCTAATAATTAATATCATGAATTTCTAAAAACAAATCTGTCTTCTATCTTCACAGACAGCAAGAACATTATAAACAAACGCATGGGTTAACAAAGGCGTTTGAAACCAAATACTATATAATTCATGTTCAAATGTCTACAAAAGCTCCGGGGCGGTTCCCCGGAGCAAAACACACAACTTCAGCTACTTCATAGTGACACCCATGTAGCTTTTCGGCGTCTTTCCGTCGTGTCAGCCGGAATAAATACCGGGCAGCCCGTAACTACATGGCCTTTTTAATCACTACTTCTGCTTCATCCATCCTAAAGGCTTGCGGAAAGCAAGGGATTCGAACCCTTGTAACCTTACGGTTAACCTGTTTAGCAAACAGATGCGATAAACCACTCTGCCAGCTTTCCATGTTCCCGTGCTCCGAGGAACACGGGATTTTCTTTATTTCTAAATTTAATATTATTGTAGAACACCAACTTAATGATGATTTAAAAGTCATACTTACTACTCTGATATACCTCTACAAGTTCATTATGATAGAAGCGTTTTGAGACTTCTACATAAAGCGTTTAGGCTACTCTTTTATCGCCCTCAACTCAGCATCTGCTATGTATATCAGTTTTTTAGGTGGGCACGACTGAAACCTTGCAAATCACACTGCCTATATCATTTAATAATGCTTCTCTTACCGGATTCGAACCGGTGACCTGCGCGATGAAAATCAACTAACCTTTAAACACGAGACAAACAACAAAATGAAATGCGCTGCTCTACCACTGAGCTAAAGAGAAGGTGGTCGGGAAACTCGACCTATTTATCAAAGTAATCTTGAACCGTTCGGGAGAGTTCCCTAAGTCTGGCTGTAGGATATTCTATTTTTCCAGGCCTTTTGCACGGCTGGATTTTTCCTTGTTTATACCAACGAAGTACATTACCTTTCCCGAATATCCGGAAGGCCTCATTCTGTGAGATATAGGGTTTATCGTCCGTATCCTCTTTTATAAAGGATGCAAGTTTGGCTGCTACGCTTGTAACGAACGTATCAAATGTCACAGATTTATCAATAAATTGAATTTCCATATACTCAATAGCTAAGATTGTCATAGTATTGCTTATTATTCATATATGTACGAACGATGTCTGTGTCCGTAGCATCATCACCAAGTATAAGCACGATTTGCTCATAAGCTTCTTGCGGCATTGTATAGAGGACTTCTTGATTGTAGTCCTGCCGACCTGCAATTCCTAACATTGCAAATGCCCCTACAACTGTAAGGATTATGCAGAGGATTCGGGAGATTTTATTCAGATCCATGATTTTTATGTTTTTATTATATGGAGAGAATGTACGTGTTACCTCTTAATAGTTAATGGTTTCTGTGACAATGCACATCCATATTCCTCAAGAGCTACTTTACGTATTAAGTCGGGTTGTTCCCCTTCGGTTGCAAAGCGGAGTGCATAACGCACTGTGTTCTCTGATACATTGAAGCGTTTAGCCAATTGGGGTATCACGCCTTTTTCGTACAAAATTCTGTGTCTAAAATATGCCATATTAAAAAAGGTTTATTAAATTTGCGAATTAACTATTCCGTTGAGAATTGCTCAATCGGTTGGTTGTTGATTACGAATGCAAAAATAAAGCAATGCAATAACTAAAACAAGAAAAATAGAAATAAAATATTGCAATGCAATTAATATAGAATGATTCTAAATAGTTAAATTATGGAAGATTCAGTAAAAGAGAGGCTTAAATTGTTTCTAAGGAATTATAATATTAAGGCTGTTGATTTTTGTAGGTCTATAGGAGTGTCTTCTGG